AAAACGTATAGAAAAAACACGAGTAAAGCCGTTAACTTTAGTTGATATTTCTATGAGTTATTACTGGGAATCGTGGGATAATAAATCTGGAATTAATATTGGATTGTACCGTGGACTTAAAGATGCTTCTAAAAAATATGAATTACATATTTTAGAAACTGTAAATGAATATGATTTAATATCAATATTTAAAGCTCCAGAAGTATTTTTAGATGATGATTTGGATGATTTAGTGAATATTATTCTTGAAGAGAAAAAAAATAAATCAAACAGTAATAACACGTCATCCGAGAAAAAAATTCCTGATAAAACAACTGAATCTCTTATTTGGAAAGATAAATTTACAGATGCAAATAAATCAGAATTACAAAATGTTCCAACAGAATTAAAAGAATATTGCAAATCATATAAAGGTGAAATTAGAAAAATATTAGTAAATTCAGAATTTTTTAGAAAAACTATGTTAGAGAATGATAATATACACAATGGATTAAAAAGCATATTAAATGGTATATCCGAAGCATGTGGTAATTATTTTAATTTTATAATGACTACAAATCCATCCCGTAAAACAAAATCTGCTAAAACTAATTCTATGAAAAATATAGAAACTTCTTGGTATGTGGTGGATTTAAATTCTACAATATCATTAACAGATACTAACCCAGATATTACTACTATACGATTAACTGCTGATGGCGCATCACCATCTATAATGTCATCATTTAGTATTAAAACTAAAGTATCTAATGCATCCGCATTTAGTTTATATTATTCACAACATACTAAAGATATATATTCATATGGTAAAGGAGAATATAATTTATATTATAGTTTGTATAAAAATGTAGATAAATTCCAATTTGTTGATGAATTAGGATATCAAAATGAGTTAGAAACAGATTTATCTACCAATGCAACTCCAAATGAAAATCCATTAGTTTCATTAGAAAATTCGATGAAATCTGATGAACAAGGAATATTAAGAAAACATGTAAAATTAGATAGTTCATTTAATTATTTATATTCATTTTTGCCATTATATGGTTCTGGATATAATTATAAATTTTTATTAAATAAAAATACAAATAATGAATTTTATTTGCGTGGTAAAGAAGGAATGAAAATTGGATTGTATAATAGTTTAGGGGTTGGGATTGATACATCATTTATTACTGGATTAATACCAATTGAAATAGATTTGGAAATGCAAGGAATATCTGGATTTAGAATTGGTGATTGTTTTAAATTAAATGAAGTTCCTAATATATATAATCAAAATGGTGCATTTCAAATTATAAATATTAGTCAAAATATATCTAATAATAATTGGACCACTAAATTGACTGCGGGATATAGAGTTATTTCTGAAATTGCCTCTAAAGGTAAAATAGTTAGTAGCAATGCTAAAGCATTACCATATGAATCTATAATAAAAAATATGGGAGTAATAGCAGATGAATTTATAGACAATACTAATCCATCATTGCCATTAATAGTATTTGCTGTTATGATGGTAGATGAGGGAGCAAGTTTATACCGACCATATGGTGTTACTGAAATACATCCAAAAGAATATGCAAAATTACAAGAATTATTTTCAGCCAGAAGATATAATGAAGCAATAGACTATGCGTATAATTTTGCTCATCGAGTGTTTTGGAAGGATATATCAAATAATTCCAAAATTAAAATTGCAAATACATTGAGTATATGGAAAGCATATATATTATTACATACTAATTATTTTTTACCATTAGTGTATAAAGGACTTGTGTCTGATCCAGACTTTAATATAAATGATGATAATTCCAAATTTTATGCATTAACTGCAAAGCATTATAATATGGCAAAGACGGGTGGCTATGGTCAAGATGCTAAAGCTATGTATGGCACTCAAGGCGATGTGATTTTGCGAAATTATCATCCAACTGTATATATTAGTTTATCTAATAAATTAAAGCAAATGCCAGATGATGGTGGATTAAAAAAGTATTTTTCGAAAAAATTTCCACAATATTTTTAAAATAATTTGATGTTTGAGAAATTTCAACTATAGTTATATATAAAAAATAGGTTACAAACGGATGATAGTAGAATTTAAAGATCAAATTTCACAATTCATAAAAGATTACAGAAGCAATGATGTTATAATAGCGCCATTATATAGTGACATAAATTTGCATGTCAATATGAATAGGTTATGTGCACTTCATATAAAAATATTGAATAAAAAAATATATTATTTATTACCATTCAATCATTTTGAATGCAATAATCTATCAGAAGACGTTATTTCAAAATTAACCGGTGATAATAAAAAATATATATATAACAAGAAAAAATTCATTCAGTTATTTGATTTAGATAATCTTATAGATATTGAAACTTTAAATTATTTAAATACCAGTAAAGAATATAAAATTAAAACTCAATTTAATTCATCGCAGAATATTATAATAAACATATCAGATAATATATTATATGTAAATGAATATATTCCGATAGTGAAGTTGATGGAGTATTTGAATAATTTATCAGATGAATTACAAGAATTGATATCAATGAGTTTTTTATCGTCGGACAAGGAATATAAATCTATGGATTTATCTATAAAGTTATTTTCAAAAATAGAAAAAAATGGTATATGTGTTGATATAGATAAAATGAAGCAATATTTTCCTAAGTACAGTAAATATTTAACAAATACTAATATAGCATATTCTGAATACAATTTATATACATTGACTGGTAGACCATCTAATGCATATTTAAAAATGAATTTTTCTGCATTAAATAAGAGTAATGGAGAACGAGAATGTATAATATCTAGATTTGATGGCGGTAAGTTGTTATATGTTGATTATTCATCATACCATTTAAATATAATTGCAAATATTATAAAATATGAATTTCCAGCAAACACATCTATACATAAATATTTGGGTACTTTTTATTTTGGTAAAGATGAATTGACTGAAGATGAATATGAGGATTCTAAAAAATTATCATTTAAATTTTTATATGGTGGAATTCCCAAAGAGATAGCAGATAATATACCATTTTTTGATAAAGTAAATTTATTAATAGATCGATTATATGCTGAATTTAAATCTAACGGGTATATAAAAACGCATTTTTTTAAAAGAAAAGTATATATAGATAATGTAAATTTAACAAAAAATAAGATATTTAATTATTATATTCAATCATTGGAGACTGAATTTAATATTAAAGTATTATATAAATTAGATAACTATATGAAAGATAAAAAATCGAAATTAATAATGTATTTATATGATGGATTTTTATTTGACATGTATCCGGATGAATTTGATAATATATATCAAGATATATTAAATATAGTATCTGATAACAAATTTCCATATACAAAATATTTGGGAAAAAATTTCCAAAATATCAAAAAATTTTGATTTTTTTATAAAAAAAATATATTTATATAAGTAAATGAGAAGGTTACAACTTCTCGTAATTTCGATACAATACTGATTAAAACGAGGAAACGATGAATGAAAACACAACTGTTATTAACTTTTACTAAAATTTATAAGATAGACGAAACGATATCAGATATAAGAAATTGTTATAATATCTTGAATGAAAAGATTTATGTTTTAAAAAATTTAAATGAACCCAACGAATTAATATGTAGCTATAATATTATTGTTGATGAACACAATAATAGTGGAAGAGTATTACCTAATACAATCTCAGTACATAGAAAAAAAGAGAGTGGAACCATATATACTATAAATGCATTGAATCAAATCATTGCATTATTGAATGATGGGGTGGTAGATGTAAACTATAAAATAACTTGGGAAAATTACAAAAATATGATTTTATTAACTAACACAGATGGTGTAAGAAAAATTTATACAAAACTTTATAAAATTTTTTAAAAATTATTAAAAAAAATTGAGTTTTGGGAAATTTAAAATATAGTTATATAAAACAATTGTTATAGTGTTAAAAATAATACTGAATAACTAATGACTAATGCTAATTGACTAATGACAATTGACTAATGAAAAATGACTAATGCACAAATAAAAAAAGGAGACTCATATGAATCTTGAGTTAATCAAACAGAAACTTGGCGAAGTAAAGAGCCAAAAAAATCAATCCAAATACGTTTGGAAACCAAAAGCCGGAAATCAAGTTATAAGAATTGTTCCTTATAAATTTAATAAGGAAAATCCTTTCATAGAACTATATTTCCATTATAAAATCGCAAAATCTATGTTATCACCAATAACATTTGGTAGACCAGATCCAGCAGTAAAACTTTCAGAAAAACTCTTAAACAAAAATGATAAAGATGCTTATAAGTTGGCAAAACAAATTGAACCAAAACTTAGAGTATATGTTCCTATTGTTGAGCGTGGTAAAGAAAATGAAGGAGTTAAATTCTGGGGAATTGGTAAAACTCTATATGAAGAATTGTTAGAGTATATTGCCGATCCAGAATGGGGTGATATTAGTGATATTCACAGAGGAAATGACATCTTAGTAACATACAAAGATGCTAAAGAAACTGGGAAAGATTTTGGAGATGTAAAAATTAAATTAAAACCATCTAAAACTCCACTTATGCCTAGCAAAGAGGAAATTCGTGAACTATTTGAAAGTGAACAAGATATTCTTACAATTTTCAAAGAACCTACATATGAAGAAGTTCAAGAAGCTTTGGATGAATATATTGACAGTGGTAAAACTAAAAAATCCGAAGATGATATTGAGAGTGAATTCAAATCTCCTTCTAAACCAAAACCATCTGTTTCTGAAGAATTTGATATGTCAGATTTCGATACTCCTGCACCTAAATCATCTTCACCTAAAGCATCTTCTACTAATGAAGATGATGACGATGATGTAATTGCACAATTCGAAAAAGAATATAATAGTTAATCATGGGTAGGCGTGCAAGCGGAACGGTGGATGAAAAATCCACCGTTCAATTAGGTGATGTAGATTCATTAAGTGATATGGTTAGTAAAAATCTTAAAAAGCAATTTAAAGATTTAGACTTATCGTATCTCTCAGATGATGAAGATGCTATTACTGATGTTAAAGAATGGATTTCGACAGGAAGCTCATTATTAGATTTGCGAATATCTAATAGACCATATGGTGGAATACCAGTTGGCAGAGTTACTGAAATATTGGGTTTAGAAGGTAGTGGTAAAAGCTTAATTGCTGCACATATTCTTGCTAATACACAAAAGAAAGGTGGATTAGGATTTCTAATCGATTCCGAATTTGCTATTAGTAAAGAATTTATGAAAGCAATTGGTATTACAACTACTGGACCTAATAAAATATTTGTATCAGCTATTGAAAAAATAAGTGATGCATTTAGTGTAATGGAAAGCATTATTAATACAGTTAGAGCATCTGATAAAGATAGATTAGTAACTATAGTAGTTGATTCT